GGGTTTTAGCGGCAGGTGTGCCTCCTGTTGAACCTCCGGTTGAAGCTGCTGGTGTAGCTGCTGGTGTAGCTGCTGGTGTAGCCTCTAAAAGTTTTTTAGTTTTAACAAGGCCAGCAAGATATTCTGAACGATCAATAAATCCAGCTTCATATAACTTTTTTGTTAAGATGAAAGATTTATTGATGTTTTCAGAAGTAAGAGTTTTTGGTTGGGTTGCGTTTGATGCTGGTGCTGCTCCTGCGGTTCCTGTGGCTGGTGCAGCAGCGGCATTGTTGGCTGCATCAGTAGCTTCATTTAAAACTTTGTAAGCTTTAAGAGCGTTAATCCCTTCATCAACAGCAGCTTTTGCTGCCTTGGCTATGTTTAAAAAGAAGGTTTTTCTTTTTTCATATTCTTGCTTTGTTTTTGCTTCTAACTCATTCAATTCATTTTTTTTAAGAAACTCAAAAAGTTTTTCCCCAGATTCTTTTTCTGAATTAAATTTTTGATTCCAATCTTTATGAAAGATAACATCTGGCAGGTCGTCTTTAAGTTTTTTTGCATCTTCATTTAATTCATTTATTTTTTGTTTAACCGAAGAAATTTTACTTTCTTCGATTTTTACCTCGTTTTTAAGTTTTTCGTCTGTGTACGTTTTTACTAAATTCTCAGTAAACTCTTTATAAAGTTTTACTGGAATAAACAAATTGTCTTGTTGTGGGTTAAGAGATATTGTCATGATTAAGTCTATTGTTAATTATTAACACACAAGTACAAACCTTGTACATTTAAATACTTGCGTTTTGAATTATAATGTGTTAGTTTGTTTATATGGACCGCACCGACTGGAATATATTGGTTTTAAACCTTGTTGAGTATTGCAACTCAATGGGTGTAAAAGTATTTTTCAAGCGTGGTTGCAATGATGAATATGAACCTGATGATAAAATCATTTTCATCAACACTAAACGTACAAAAGAAAATCAACTATACATTTTGCTGCATGAAATTGGTCATCATCTAATTTTTGAAAATTCAGAACTTGCTAATAAATTTGCTATTTTGAATGAAAAAAAGGTGAAATGTAATTTGTCCAATCAAATCTTGGAACTTGAAGAAGAAGTTAATGCTTGGCACAATGGAGAAGAAGTTGCAAGAGTATTAGGAATTGAATTAAGTTCAAGATTTCAACTTTTAAAAGCGAAATGTTTGAAATCATATATTAGAAGTCTTAAAAAGATATAGAAGGGATTTAACATGGCTGTAACAAAACAACAAACCGATGAAGATATTGAATTATTCAAAAAATATCAAACAACAAAAAAAATTGATGAAAGCGGCAAGATTGTAGCTTCAGACATTAAGCTCCGCAACGAATTAGCGGAAAGAAATGCTAAGTTGGTTACATTTGTAATCAACAAGTTTTATTCTAAAAAACAAAAGCATAAAGAACTAAGAAGTGATTTATTGCAAGAAGGTCATTTAGGTTTATTTGATGCTATTGATGGTTTCAAGCCAGAACTGGGTTTTAAATTTAGTACGTATGCAACTTGGTGGATTCGACAAAGTGTACACTCATATTTGCTGGATAGAGAGCCTATGCTTCATGTTCCTAGCCATGTAAGAACAGCAAGAAACAAGTTATATAATGCAGCAAAAGAAAGATCAATATCAATTAAAGATGTTGATAAATCTGTTCTTGCAGAAATTGGAATGACAGAAAAAATGTTTGCGTCAGTAAATGCAACATTGAAAGCTAGAGATTGGAACTTTCAATCATTAGATGAACCGTTGTCAGCAAGTGTTGACAAATCTTTAAGAGAGATTATTCCCAGCAACGAACCTGAGTTGAATATAATTGTTGATAACAAAAAAATTATTGACGCAGCAAAAAAAGCTTTTTCAAAGCTTTCAATCAGAGAAAAATGTGTGTTACTTGAAAGATATGGTATTGATTGTAAATCAATTTTAACAAAGGACAATAGCAAATGAGTCAGAAGTATATAACTATTGAAGAAGGTGAAGACTATCGCACCATCGCATCTAAGATGACAGCATTAGGATATAAGATGAATCACGCAACAGCAAGAAACATTCTTTTATCTGGTATGCGTAATTTCATGCATAATATGTCTGAAGAAATAGAAGGCTATCTATCAGAAGATCAAGTTGATCAACTTATCATGAGACAAGACATACATGAAATATTGGGCGATATTCTTCCTCTGTGTATTGAAGAGGAAAAACAAAAATGCCCGGTGGTAACCCAACAATAAACGAATCTCCTTTAGATTTAGGTGGATTTTTAGCTCGCAGACGAATTCCTATTGAGCTTTGGTTGCTTCAAAAGAACATTGTTACTGTTGAAGCTTTTGAAGCTTTTATGAAAAAAGAAAATAGCTGGACTTATACAAGCGAGTTCATCAATGAAGTCACCGAAATTTTAAAATCTATTAAAAAAGAAATAACAGTTATTGAAGCTAAACCTGTTGTTCTTGCTGTTGAAGAATTAAAACCATCTTCAGAAGAAGGTTCGGAAGAAAATTCCGAGCCTTTTTTTGTTTCTGCAACCAAAGAAAGGAAAAAATCAAAGCAATCATGAGTTCTCGTCATCAAAAGGAAAAACGTCTTCGTCCCCGTCACGATCCTTATAAAAGAGATCATTTCAATCAATCTCATTATTTGAGAATTGATCCAAATAAAAAACCTGACAACAAAGATGTGTTACAAGAACAAGAAAACGAAGAATATGAAGATTTTTACGACGAAGACGATTTGTAAGAAATACTTTTAGAGGTTGAATATGAAATGGCATTCTATGATCACGGAAGGCGGTGAGCAAACAAACACCGCAAAAAGTGAAAAGGAGAAAAACAAAATGTCAATTCGTACATCAAATACATCATACACTCGTCTCGCAGGTATCGGCACAGGAACCAACCCACGCAATTCTCTAGTGTTCGATGATACTCCGATGGATAGTATTGGAGTTACTCTCTCACAGGAAGCAGCTAAGAAGGCTGTATCAATGGAACTAGTTGTTCCAATTCGTCGCAGCCGGAAGGGTTCTCGTCGCACAGCTAAGTTTATGCTTTCTGGTCGTCAAGCTCGTGAACTTTATGAAACTCTTGATCGGTTTTATACCGAGCGTGATGATCGCTGATACAAATCACAGATTAACCTAATCTGAAGGAAGGAATGGAAACGTTCCTTCCTTTTTCATTTTAATTTGCCATACTTACAGTTATGGCAAAAAAAATAACGCTTAATGATTTTGGTAGGTTGGTAAAACCTAAAATCTTAACTGAAGCGTTTATTCTTTGCAATCAAGACAAAGTTGATCCATATAATTGGTGGTATCATTCACTTCATTTCAATCAATTATATCCATCTTATAAACGTGATATGCTTATTAGCATTTACGGTGAAAGACTTGAAAAGCTTTTTGTAAACTTGACGTTAAACTCATACACAGCTTCAATAACTTCTTTTCTTATTTTCTTTCAACGAAAATATCACTTTGTAACAAATCCAGTACAAGCACAACAAATTATGCAAAGTGGTAAAAAATGGAGCATAAGAGCTATTGGAGTAAAACTTTATAAGAAATATAATTCTACAACCAAAACAGTTAATGATGTTTGGGAGTATGACAGTCCATCAATATGTTGGTATTTTAGATTGAAACACGTTATACCAATTGAAGAAATTGATTTATATAACTCAATCGAAGTTGGTGATATGGTGTTCTTCAAAAAAACACAAGCATTTGTTACAAATGTTAAAACAGTTAACAGACGTAAATGGTGGAACAAATGCAGTTGGACAGATAAACAAATAACAGTGTTAAGTGGAAATTTAGGTCATCAATTTAAATTGAACACAAATCGTCCATATCAAATTGTTAAACCCAAAAAAATCTAATCAACAGATTCTTCATCTATTGCTTCAGATTCTTCTTCTAAATCTGTTTTAACTCTATCAATGATGCTTATTGCCTCATCAAGTGTAACAGCTTCATCAGCTTCCAGCATAAGCTTGTATTCATCAACAAACTCTTCTAATCTTTCAATCAATCTTTCTAACATTCTTGTGTTTGACATAGTTTTCCTTTATTCTCAATTATATCAAAATGTTTTTTGCTGCCGATAATCCATCCGTAAGTATCTGAGTATAAACATTTATAATAACAACCCCCGTTTTCATCTTTTAATTCATTTAATAAAACAAAGGTTTCATTGGTTGATTTCATTTTTGCATTCAAAGCTGGTCTGGATAACTCACTTGTTAGTATAGAAGGTAACCAATTATTGTACTTGTTTCTTTCTTTTAACACTGCATCAATATCTGGATATAAAACAACAAACGATTGTAAAGCATTCTTTTTGCTTTTAATATAACACATCGATCCAAGCTTCATTATTTATACAACTCCGTAACATAATCGCTAACTAGATAATAATATGCAAACAAATGATACAAAAACCTTTCTTGGTGAAGAAAGATATTCCTTACACACTTTTATGTCAAGTTCCAACTTAGCATTTTGCAAATATGATCATATTCATTCTCTTCTACTGGTTATGTTCCACAACGGTAGTTGCTATGAATATTATGGTGTAGATTCAAACACTTACAATGAATTAATTGCTTCTCCTTCTGCTGGTAGCTATTTTAACAAGGTAATAAAATCCTTCAAATGTGAACGAGTAAAGTAACATACTTATTCATATGCGTAAACTTTTAGATATTCTTTACACCAATGAAAATACTGGTGACTTTTCTGGTGCTGGTACTTTTCAAGGTGGACCGTATGGTTTTGGTAATCGTTACCAATTAGCCAATTCACAAGTATGGCCGGGACTAGCAGACCAAGAAGATAAAGACAATCCAGATAATCCTTCATTATGGCCTGCAATTGAAGCTCAACGTGATCCAAAAGACACCGAATATCAATCCCTAGAAAGCTCTGAAATATATGATAGTCGTCCACATCTTCTTCCCGGTGAAGATGTTGTAAGAGATAAAATTCTTGACAAAGAAGAAGATATAGAACCTTCTTACTTTTCTGAAAAAGATTCAGATATGATTAATGAACGAGGACCAAGCGACATTCTTTATCGTGACATGTATGGCTGGCCTCCAATGAATACACTGGCAGATCCAGTGGATCATGTTCCAGAAGATGAAGACCAAGACAGAGAATCACCAGAAGAAGAACGTTACAACATTCCTAAACTTCTTCCTTCACCAAGAGAAGGAGAACGTGGTATTCCATTTGGTAAAGGACCAGTTAATACTCCCGGTGAAGGTTTGTTAGAATTAGAACCGGGAGATATGATTACTCAAGGTAGTATGTACAATCCAATGGAACCTGATGATGGGTTAAAACTAACAAAAAAACGTAACCAAACCCTTAATCGCTGGAAAGAAACAGAAGAAATAGACAAGGGTCACACCAATCGTGATGAGATTTTTAATCATCTTGTTAAGCCAGTTAACTACATTAAAAAAGAGTTTGGTCAAAATGATTACGTAAAAGACTTGGATAGTCCTGATGATGTACCTTTACAAGTTGGGGGCCAAGGAGTAATCGCACATCCTGTTAAGCATGTTCCCGGTAACGTTAATATCTATAAGAAAGGAAATCCCGGTTATTCTCTGGGCGAATCTAAGGAACCTAAAATGGCAAACAAAACAAAAAAAGAACGTGATTTGGTAGATTACCTACCAAAAGATCTAGACAAGAAATTCCCAGAGGAAACATATGGAAATGGTATGGGACAAATCATGACACCATATAAATTTCCTCGTGAAGATAGAAAACTCAAAAAGCATGAGCCATTAAAGCATGACGAAAGATATATTCCATACTCATATCCAGATGCTGTTGAAACAATCATATTAACAAAAGTTTTTGAAAAACTTGAAAAACTTTCAAAGAAAAAATGAGTTTACAACAATACATCGCTGCTGGATTAATTCTTTGCTTTTTAGTTTTTATTATTGTTGATAAGCCTTTAGAGTAAGGCATCAAGAAAACTTTTAAGTTGCATTTCACCTTGTTCTGTGTCCATGTAATCTTTTACAAACTTATCATTTGAACTATTACCTTGTTCCTTGTTTAAATCCAATGTTTTTTGCCACACAAACATTGCATCGTCAGGAACTTCAAAGCCCATGAATCTCATTACTTCCATAATGTGTTCAGCAACTTGTTGCGCTTTGTAATGTTGTCCAACAGTTACAACACCACATTTCTTTCCTTTTAATGGATTTTTTTCTTTAAAAACACTAACTCTGTTTTCAAGAGTATTCATACGTTCAATAATAGTTTGCATTATTGCTGAATGACTCATCCAACGAACAGATGTACAAAAGATAACAATGTCAGATTCTTCAAATGCGTCATACAAAACTGACATTTGATCTTTACCTCCGTACTCTTCTGGATTTTCATGGGAAAGTTTATGAGCCCAACAACGATATTCTCCAGCTTCTTTTGAAGCACAGTTTTTTGCACCACCAGAATAACAAGACAAGTTTTTAACAATATGTAACTTGTCAGCGTTTATTATTTTTACTTCATGACCTTTACGTTTACATTCTTTTAAAATTGCTCGTAAAGCAACTGCTGAAGCAGATTCATCGAACTTGTGTGTTGTTGTGCTGATTGCTGTAATAATCATGTATATATTTATCTGTGTATTATGATCCTACATTCAAAACTTGTTCTACAACAGTAAATATAAAATAAAAAGGATTGATTATATTGGTATTATTAAGCCATTGAAACCATTTCATCTATCAGATGATCAAATTGAGATTTGCGCCAACACAAAATAATTTAATATTCCTGTGTTGCACATAAAGATATAAACACTAATTGGAGTAAGGTTTTAGAGATTTAAAAAATAATCTTTAGAATAAAGATTATCTAAGGTATACTGGTTTCAGTTAAGATAACAATGCGCTCTTAGTCTAGTGGATTAGGCCATTAAGATCTTTTTGGGATATCTTCCAAAAGAAGTAAACCATGATCAAACTCCCAATGGTGATTTCTACAAAGCACAAGGATGTTATCAGAAGAGTTGATTTCTTCCAAATAAGCTGAATCTGGGAAGGATGAAACAGCTTTTATATGAGCTAACTCTACATGTGTAGAATACCCACATTTTTGGCATGGCAACTTTTTTAAAGCTCGATTATATGCAGCATTATGATGACGAACATGAGTTGTCTTCCAAGAAGGATGTTTACCTTTAATCGACAGTTTTTCTATACATTCGACAAGTGTTATATTTTTTGTAGTTTTTTTATTGTTTCTACAATCACGGCACAGATATGACCGATCATCATTCAAACGAAAAAACGAAGTGCCACATCGCTTACATTCTCTCGATTTCGGTGGATTTTTTTGTTTTCCCTTATTGTTCCAAGTAGCAGCACATGAAGAGGAACAAAATGTATTTCCATTCGTTTTGGAACTTTTAGGTCGATAAAAACTGGCATTGCAACACAAACAAATCGAATTTTCTTTCATATGAGCTTTGCTAAAAGCAATCGAACATTCAGAAGAACAAAAAAACTTTTTTGTACCTTTTTTGACTTTTGCTTGATAACGATTTTTTTGTAGTGTATACTGTTTTTGGCAGTGAAAACAAACAAGATCAACTAATTTAGACATACTAGACTCCATCTGCCCTTATACCGGCTCTGTCTTCTAAACAGTAGTACCGTAATTGGATTTATGCAGGTTCGAATCCTGCTAAGGGCGCAAATGATAGGTAGTATCATTAATTCGAAATAACAAAAAGAAAAACTCTAAAAAAGAGTTTTACGCTGGTTCGAATCCAGCAGAGCGTGCTAATTATTGGAATTCAGCAATGAAACTAAAAATTTTAATTCTTTGTTGTTTTCTTTTTGCTTGTGAAGCAACTCAACCAAGATTTGTGGATTCTTATCCAATGCAAGCGTCTCTTGAAGAAACGCATCGAGAAATTGAAAACAAGCTTCATGATCTAGGCTGGAGAATTCTTCCAAGAATAGGACCAATTGGATATATCACTGCTGTTAACAATCAAACAGCAACAATGAGAGATCATCTTTCAATTGATCTATCGATTAGTGGTCATATATCTTTGTGGATTCGCACAGAAATGAAAATCGATCATCGTTGGATCGCACCTGATCATGTATGTGATGGTTATACTTGGGCAAGAGAACAACAGCTTCTTTCTAGAATTTTAAGCAGCAGGTAAGAAAAAAATAAAATAACTTTACAAACAAGCAAACGGATGTTAAAGTAAGAACATAAGCCAAGGTGGTGAAATCGGCAGCCACAGAAGACTTAAAATCTTCCGACCGAAAGGTCTTACGGGTTCAAGTCCCGTCCTTGGCACTAAATGGATCAAATTCAAATTGATGAATGTATAAAAGCTATAAGAATGCGTATGCGATATGGTCATAACAAACACCAAATCGCTGAACAACTTGGAAAGTTCTTTCCTCAAGATTTATTGTTTCTTGCATATCATGCAGCACTAATACTAGAAAAACAATAATAACAAAGCCCTTGTGGTGGAATGGCAGACACGGCAGACTAATATTGTTTAGCCCAATAACCCCGTGGGGGCTTAGAAATGCCTAATTTTTTACATCTTTTTTCAATAGCTTTATCGGAAACTCCAAGTTCTTTTGAAAGTTGAGAACACGGTATTGACCAAACTAATTTCTCAAGTTCATCTTTAGATGGC